GTATTCATGCATGGCATAATGATTACTATGTTCGACGAATTCGGGTTGGTAAAAACGAAGCAATTTACACGTATCTAGTAAATAATCATCCAGAATTAATTGAAGATGAATATTTCCGTCCACATGACACTGCAGTAATTTCAATTCCACAAAAAGCACCGGATGGGGCTATCATGAGAACAGAATCTCCATTCCAATTGTTGGATAGAATTAAAAAGGTACATTTAGAGTGGGTTAAACCAGGACATAGATCTGGAAACAATACTCACAATGTTTCTGCAACCGTTTCACTTAAAGCAGATGAATGGGAACTGGCTGGCGAATGGATGTTTGAAAATCGGGAGCATTACAACGGGTTATCAGTTTTACCATATTCGGACCATACTTATAAACAAGCTCCATTTGAAGATATTACTAAAGAAGAATATGAACGCTTATTTCAAAGTTTAACAAATATAGATTTGAGTAAAGTGATTGAAATGGAAGACGAAACTGATCTCTCTGGGGAGTTAGCATGTTCCGGAGGCGCGTGCGAAATAATTTAATTTTTAAAATATTTGTTGTCTTGTATATTTATTAATATAAACCATTATAATGGATGTTATTATGATAATATACAAGACAACAAATTTAGTTAATGGAAAAATCTACATCGGAAAGGATAAACACGATAATCCTAAATATTTAGGTTCTGGTAAAAGTTTACAAAATGCTATTAAAAAATATGGTAAAGAAAATTTTAAAAAAGAAATTTTAGAATACTGTAAATCGGAAGAACATATGTCAGAACGAGAAATGTTATGGATACATGAGTTTAATTCGACAGATCGTACGATTGGATATAACATGGCTGAAGGTGGTGCTGGCGGTAATACTAGAATAAATTATACAAAACATCAATTGGATGAATATAAAACTAAATTATCGACTGGGGTTCGAAATTCCAAAAAATATACTAACAGTGTTAAAAATAAAACAGGAATTTCTAGGCCAGAACATTCGAAAAAGTTAAAGGAATTATATGCTATAGGTAAAATAATTCCGCACAATTTGGGAAAAGTTACGTCAGCTGAAACTAGAAGAAAAATATCAGCTGCAAATTCTGGAAAAAAATTATCCGAAGATCATCGAAATAAAATTGCATCTAGTAAATATAAAGCAATTGATCAATTTGATATGAACGGCATTTTTATAAAAACATATCAAAGTATAAAACATGCATCAGATGAAAACAATATTGGACGCGATAGTATATATGGATGCTGTATTGGAAAGTATAAACAGGGTGGCGGATATAAATGGAAATATTCAGATACAAAAGGAATTAAATAATGATACAGTCAGCATCAAAAGATTGGATACAACAACTGTTTGTGAAGGAGTTTGGCAACAAGCTCCTTCCTACAGATTTTTATTATGAAAATGGATATCGCGTAATGACTGAATCATATCATCGCCGGCGTGGCTATTGTTGCGGAAATGCATGTAGACATTGTCCATATAAAAAAGATTCAGAAACTTTGAAAGATCAATAAATTATCTTATATTAATATTAAGAATTAAAGTTATGACAACAGAACAAAGAAAAAATCTAGAGCTCGTTAAATCCGGTTTTGCTAATGGCATTTCAACACAATTAGCAACTAAACAAGTAATGTTTGGTCCAGATGCTAAATTAACAAAAGAAGAAAAGCAAGAAATTATTGATGATGCCGCACGACATTATGGTAATTTTTTAACTGCATTGGGTGTCAATTGGGAATTAGATCCAAACTCTGCAGATACTCCTCGTAGAGTAGCAAAAGCATATGTTAATGATTTATGGCGAGGACGCTATGAGCCAATGTCAGATATCACAGCATTTCCATCAGATGGTTATGACGGTATTGTGTTTGAAGGAGGCATTCCATTAACATCAATGTGCTCACATCATCACCAGACCATTTCCGGAATCGTTAATGTTGCATACATTCCTGGAGAAAATAGCAATGTTATTGGTTTAAGCAAATTGAATCGTGTAGTAGAGCATTTTGGTAGAAGAGGTGCAATTCAAGAACAATTAACAGTAGCTATTCATCACGCAATTGATGAGCTTATTGAAAATAATAAAGGCGTAGCAGTAATGATTGAAGCAACTCATAATTGTGTGCAATGCAGAGGCGTTAAACATGGCGGTGCTTCAATGAAAACGGCTAAGTTATCCGGAGCATTCTTAGAAGATGGAAATGCAAGATCAGAATTTTATCAATTTGTAAAAGGATATTAATGTCAAAATTTAAATCAACAAAATTATTTGATGGATATTCGGCATGTTTCCGTCAATGGAAAGCAGATGGAACTCATTGTAAATTCTTACATGGATATGCTGTATCATTCCGAGTATGGTTTGAAGGAGAATTAGATCATAGAAATTGGGTATGGGATTTTGGTGGTATGAAACGTGCAAAAACATCAATTTCTGGTATGTCTCCAAAAGATTACTTTGCATTTTTATTAGATCATACTACAATTGTAGCCCAAGATGACCCTTACTTGGAAAATTTCAAACAAATGGATAACGATGGTATAATCCAACTAAGAATTATGGAATCTGTTGGCTGTGAACGGTTTGCAGAATATCTTTATAAAACAATAAATGAGTTTTTACGAGAAGAAACAGACGGTAGAGTACGAGCCGTTAAAGTAGAAGTATACGAACACGAAAGAAATTCGGCAAGTTATGAAGAATGATGAACATTACGTGTCATTATATGATTATTTAGGTAAAGCATCACGAGAATCCGGACTGGGTCAAAAAGTATATAATGCTGCAAAAGAAAAAGGCATTCATGTTATATACACTGATTTACCAGAAGAACGAAGGCAGCCAGAATATAATCGTGTTGCAACATATCCAAAAACATTCTTAGATGAATATTTTGGTAAAACTGAAACACCGTTATCTGAGATGACACTAGAAGAACGTGTTGAAAACTTAGAAAAACAAATTGCTGAATTAACAAAAAAAATAGAAACGAATGTTACCAATAGTAATGAGTATGATGACGACCTCCCATTCTAAACGAATAACAGACTACAGCAAAGTCTTACCAATTATTGAATTATATAGATGTGTTCAAAGTGAAGGTTCTAGATTTGGCCGACCTACGATAGCAGTACGTACTACTGGATGCACACATCGATGTTATTTCGGTAGCGGGGGGTGGTGCGACAGCTGGTACAGTTCAATTCATCCAGAAAAAGGAACTTTTACATTCAATGATATCATTAAAATATATGATGAAAATCCTCATATTACTGAAATGATGTTAACTGGCGGATCTCCTACTATGCATCCTGCACTAGTTAACGAATTAACACATTTTGCACATGAAAGAGGCATTCTTATCACTATTGAAACTGAAGGTAGTCATTTTGTTGCAACTGATTATCCTATTGGCCTCGTTTCTCTTAGTCCTAAGTTTGCTAATAGCGTACCCGTTGTGGGCGTTGCTACGCCGCAAGGGACGATTACGGATGAAAAGATGGTTAAGCAACATAATAAATTTAGGTTGAATTATAAGTCAATTGCTTCAATGATAGAATATCATACAGATTATCATTATAAACCAGTTTGGGATGGTACGGAAGAAAATCTCAAAGAAATTGAAAATTTTAGAGTAGCACTTGATATCCCAAAAGACAAAACATTTATTATGCCTGCTGGAGATACAAGAGAGGAACTGATTAAAATGTATCCACTTGTATTTGAGATGTGTGCTGAAAAAGGATATAACATGACAGGAAGAGACCACATTATTGCTTATGACACTAAAAGAGAAGTTTAATATGTATACAGTCACAACAACATTTGGAAATTACCAAATTAATTATATTATAACAAAATGAAACAGGTATTATACTTTTCAGCCGAGTGGTGCGGTCCATGCAAAATGATCAAACCGATGATAATGGAATTGCAGTCACAAATGTCGATTACATTTATTGATGCAGATTCTAGTCCAGAATCCTGCAAAACATGGAATGTTCGAAATGTGCCGACACTATTAGTAATTAAGAATGGAAGTGAAGCCGGTCGTCTTGTAGGCAACTCAATAACAAAAGATGCAGTTATTAATTTATATAATCGATAAAAAAGGAATAAGTTATGAATTGGAAACCAATTGGAGATCAGGTACTCGTTAAGGTACAAGAAAAACAAGAAAAGACGAAAACTGGCATTATCATGATGGCAGGAATGGATGAATATGTTACCTGTGATGTTATTGCTATAGGTGATGGATTGTTTACTCACACCGGGGATAGAATTCCAATGACTGTTAAATTGGGTATGCAAGTAAAAATTTATTCTGGAAATCTCGGTTCACAAAAGAAAGTTAATATCGATGGCACTGAATATGTGTTGATCCGAGAGTCTGAAATTGCAATGATAAATATTACTGAATGATTGACATACTAGGATGGACGTGTACTATATTAGTTTTACTAGGTTACGTTAATAATGCTAAGGGACGTTGTAAAACTGCAATGGTATCTTGGATAATCGGTGATATAGGTTGGATTGTATATGATGTTTACATAAATAATGTTAGTCACCTAGTTTTAAGTTTAGTTATAATCGC